GTCTTCCCCATAGCACGCTAAGTAATCTAAATGGTTGATTACTGCAACCACAGTTTGTTTACGCTTTTTGATTTCTATTAACCTTCGTTTACGATTATTCGTTTACGATAACCTGATGATTTCGATTAGTATTATAGATTGTGTATTGTTTTTTGTACACCACCCCCCGAACACTTCTATTGTGTTCAAAGTCACGTTTATGTTTAGACTATTCCGGCAACAATTTATTGCACCGGTAAGACAAAATGACGGTAAGATTGAATTGCAACTTCAATCATCCCGTAACCTTTATGGTATTACATAAACACCCATTAATTTGGCAACAACATTTCGTACATTAATATTTTATTTGATGAAAGCAACCCGTCAGATCTGCTATTCTCATAACCTATTATTGTTCTTTTTGCAACTAGTAAAACACTCAGTTGCGGAGCCGAGACCTAGGCATTTATATATATTTTTAGCTGACCACTATGTAGTTCTACAATGATTCGTTCTATGAATTATCTAAGTAACAGAGAATTTTTATATATCTAAAAGGAAAATCTTTTCTGCCACGCGTTTCTTTCTTTCGTGTTGTTTCGTCGCATTTACTCTTCCAACTTGCTCAAATGAACCTTGAGTTCTCAAGCATTGCGATATTGGATGAGTCACCGAAGAAAGTTCGTGCTTAAAATAGGCGCTCCGTATATCTGATTGATTTGAAAATTTCATTTAGACGTGGAATTGAAAACCCACAACAATTAAAACCATTTCAGCTCTTGTCCGAGTAATAGGTCCTTCATTTAAGAAGTAAAAATGCGTCTGGCCACGTACGTGACGTGGCTTTAACCCATCATGACAAGTTTTCTAAGATCGAAACGAAATGACGACCAGCTCTTCGGAGCTGCGAATGGGTCACGAGATGTCGCAGTCTCACAACACACACAACTCGAGCGCATTTGCGAGGAATTGCTCAACTTTCCACCTTTTCTAAATCACATTGAATTGGATGAGAAAAAATATAGTATCAACAAAAACAAAATAAAAAATATAAAAGATACCCCAAAAACCTGGTTTGACCAGATAAAAAATAAAAAATTTTACAAAAATCATAAAAATAATAATTTTTCAACTGAGAAACATTCTCGCTTTGCCATTCCACAAGATGAGTGGTTTGATGATCGTTTGTGCTGGCACAATGACGTAACAGTCCAGCAACCTAAACGATCAAAATATTCCCGCC